CATTGGAAGCGGAACTCACCAGAGTTCAAGGCAGAAAAATGAGAAGTATTGCGGAGCTGGAAAAGTTAAGGGCAAAGAAAGACGGAGTGAACGAAGATTTGATTAACGACAATATATTATCGTTGGCACAAATAATAGCGCAACCTCTTTCTCCGCATAAAATAAACATCGAGGGTGAGGGTGATATAAATTAATTTAATTGCTCCTTTATCAACAAATCAACATGAATATTTATTAAGAGCGTCAAAATCTTGGTTAAATGTCGCAGAGGGCGGCAAACGCGGAGGCAAAAACGTTGTTAATGTACTGGCTTTTGCAATGGCGTTGGAAGAACACCCCAACAGACTTCATGTAGCCGGTGCGGTATCAATTGCAAACGCCAAATTAAATATTCTTGATTGCGACGGTTTCGGTCTTACAAATTATTTTGAGGGACGTTGCCGCGAGGGTAAATATAAGAATAAAGATTGCTTGTATATTAAAACAAGAACAGGCGAAAAAGTTATAATAATAGCGGGCGGCGGCAAAGCCGGCGACGAAAAATATATAAAAGGCAACAGTTATGGCATGGCGTACATTACGGAAGTAAACGAATGTCATATTAAATTTATAACAGAAGTATTTGACCGTACATTGGTAAGCAAAGACAGAAAAATATTTCATGACTTAAATCCAAAAGCCGAAAGTCATTTTTATTATACCGAAATACTTAATTTTCACGAAAAAAAACAATTGCAAGACAATAATTATGGATATAATTACGGGCATTTTACAATCGCCGACAATATGAGTATAACGCAGGAAAAATTAAACGAAGAACTCAATAAATACGACACAAAAAGCGTTTGGTTTGCTCGTGATATTTTAGGATTAAGGAAACAAGCTGAGGGTGCGATTTATCGGCTGTTTTCGGATAATCCTGATAAATATATAATCGAATCCCCCGTTGAATATATCAAAGAAATAATTAAATCGCCGTTAGTCGGCGTATATATCGGGGTTGACTGGGGACATGGCACATCGGCAAACACCGCCGTCGCGGTAGGAGTAACAAATAAAGCAGAAGTTATCGTTCTTGACGAATTTTATACAAAAGAAGATTTCGACCCCGACACATTATATAAAAAATTAGTGCCGTTTATTTCAAATGTTGTAAAAACATATGGTAAAGCGTATGTCTTTTGCGATAACGCCGAAAGAATGTTGGTAAACGGATTGCATACAGCCGTTATGTCCGCGAGAATTAATGCGATTGTAAAGCGGTGTATAAAATACGAGATTAACGAACGTATTGTATTGACAAGCGTATTATTCGCTACAAACAGATTAAAAATAGCGCGTCAATGTGAAAAAATACAGGACGCGTTTGCAACAGCCGTTTGGCGTGCTGATTCTGTCAAAGATACGAGGCTCGACGACGGTACGACCAATATTGACAGTTTGGATGCGTTCGAATACAGCTTGTGTACTTTAATGAAACAATTAAATCGAGGATAACGCGAGAGGAAATATATTATATGGACAAAGCATTAAAGAAATTTTTAGAAGACCGCGGATTTAAACCGAACGACAGTTTGTCGGGTGAAATAGAAAAGTGGAAAACATGGTATCGCGGTAATGTCAAGGGATTTCATAATTATACCGTATGGAATGGAAAAAAATCTGTAAACTCAGTCAGAGCTTCGTTGCAATTGGGAAAAAGTATATGCGAGAACATCGCTAACTTATTATTCAACGAAAAATGCTTGATTGCCATTGAAAGCGAAGAAACGGACACATTTGTTAAACAAATTTTTGACGAAAACAACGTGTATGTAAAATTAAACGAATCGCAGGAACGCAAAGCCGCGTTCGGTACTATGGCGTATATCCCGTATTGGACAAATAACGGGATAAAAATCAATTATATAATGGCTGACAATATAATTCCGCTTTCGTGGGAAAACAGCGTAATAAACGAATTGGCGGTATTCAGCGCGACAACCGAAGATGGAGTTGCTTATATATTTTTACAACTTTTTTACACAGAAGATTTTACCGCAGAAAACGGAGAAAAACAATCAAGTTATGTTATTGAAAATTTATTATTAAAAAAGGATAATGACAAAAGCTCTTCAAAATACACGGTTGTGGATTTTTCACAAGTACCAGGATATGAAACGATAGAGAATAAAATTATAACGGGAAGCCCGACAAAACCGTTTATAATAGACCGTTTGAATATCGGAAACAACATAGACCCCGACAATCCTTTGGGAATTGCGATATTTGCCAATGCTATTGACAGTATGCGTTTTTGCGATACGATATATGATTCATATCTTAACGAATTTACACTCGGCAAAAAAAGGGTTATGGTAACTGCGGAAGCAACAACCTTTGAGGATGGAAAACCTGTATTTGACCCCAATGATTTAACTTTTTATACATTACCTGACGGTGCGGGCGGTCTTGATGATAAACCGTTTTTGAAAGAGTTGGATTTCAAATTGCGTTCTGCTGAACATCAGGCGGCGTTACAGCAGGGCTTGGATATTTTTTCGTCTCAGGTTGGATTCGGCGAAAATTATTATAAATACGCAAACGCGGGCAGTCCGGCTACAGCAACACAAGTCATATCGGAAAACAACACGCTTTTCCGCACATTGAAAAAACACGAAATAATACTTGAATCGGTTTTGGTTGATTTAGTTCGATTGATAATAGAAATAGGTATGCGTTATAACATGTCTCTCGGTCTTGACCGCGAAACGGAAATAACAGTCACATTTGACGATAGTATAATCGAGGACAAAAACGCCGAATTAAACAGACGGCTAAGCGAAGTTTCCGCGGGGTTACTGCGCCCCGAATTATATTTGATGTACAGATACGGCGTAAGCAAAGGCGAGGCGTTGAAAATGATGCCTGAAATGGAGCAATTGACACATACAGAGGGCGAAATCCCATAATAAAATTAGCGGGAGAATGCAAAAATGAGTGAGTTCGACAGAGGATTTGAACGAATGCCGCGAGGTTTGGAACAATTATTTCAACAGTTGCAAGAATGGGTTATAAATGATATTGCGCGGCGTATTTTAAAAACAGATGGATTTACTTCAACCGCAGAATATATGCTCACGCGTGCAACAGAAATAGGGTTTACGGACGGTTTGCAACAACAAATACAAAGGGTGTTGAATATATCCGACGCAGAAATAAAAAGTTTATACGAAAAAGCGGCGACATCGCACGGTATATACGACAAACGTGTGTTTCAAGGAAGAATCCCGTTTACACCATATAAAGAAAACAAATTCTTGCAACGTATGGTTGAAAATTTTGCAAAACAAACCAATGGAGAATTATTTAATTTTACCCGTTCTCTTGGTTTCGCGGAAAACACAAGCGGGCGCGTACAATTTAAACCGATAGCACAATATTATCAGCAAGAACTTGATATGGCAATGATGAAAGTATATACAGGCGAAGATACAATGCAGAACGCAATAAAAACAGCTGTGACAAAGATGTCAAATTCGGGGTTGCGTACCGTTGATTATGCCACGGGTTGGAGTAACAGAATAGATGTAGCAGTCAGACGTGCAGTAATGAGCGGGTTAAGCGATTTAACGAATATGCAAAGCGAACACAACGCCCAAATTTTAGGGACAACGGTATATGAAATAAGTTGGCACAACGGACACAGACCGTCCCACGGTTGGGGCGGACGTAGATTTGATACAACAGGCAAATATTATCCGACGGAGCATGAATTATACGCCGAATACGGCGGCGGCACTCTTGATGATTATAATTGTTATCATATAAAATACGCAACATTTCACAATGTTCCTCCCAATTATACCGACGACGAATTGAAAGCATTGGAGGAGAACGAACTTAAAACTCATACTTTTGAGGGTAAAGAGTACACGGCATATGAAGCACGCCAACAACAACGCAAATTTGAACGCGCTATGCGAATACAAAGAAGTAAAATCGCAGGGCTTAAAGCCGCAGGAGATACCGCCGCTGATGATTTGATAGCCGCGAAAGCCAAATATACAAGGCAAAGACAAGTATATAAAGATTTTTCGAAAGCAATGGGATTGCGTCCCGAATATCAACGCGTATACACAGGGTTTGACGGCGAGAAGTCCGATATAAATTCATCAAATAAAACGAGCGGCAGTAAATGGACGGGCGGCGGCAGAAC